TCAAATAACCAACTTAACCCATTCCTGACCTCGAGTATCGTTATAGCGATCGGTGGTTGCCTGGACTTTATGTCCTAGTAATGTTTTTGTATCGATACCCTGTGCACGGTACAGCCGTTCTGATAGAGAGCGTTGTTCATGAAATGTTGGCGGAGTTTTTCCTGCTGGTGGAATTATCCCAGCCAGATCCCGTGCTTTGGCAAAGTAGTCGCTCAGGTTGTCTTTACTCATCGGCTTCGGTTGTTTCTGGTGCCGACTATGGATTAGATATGGACTTAATATTCTGTCTCGGCACCCATCAATAACTTCTTTTAACGTTATCCCAATGGCATCACAGCGTAGTGTAAGCGGTAACGCCAGACGCATTCCGGTTTTTCCCTGGGTGATATGCAAGTGTTCGTTCCACACATCTGAAAAACGCATGTGGCAAATGTCATCACGGCGCTGACCAGTAACAATCGCAAGAAGCATTGCGTTACGGATAAAGTGTTTTTCAGGCGTTGCATTGTAAATTTTTTGCCAGTCTTCCATGGTGAGCCTGGCTCTGGTTACTTTAGGGATCGGTTTACGGGTAGCCTCCGGAGGATTCCATCCAGGAGGAACTTCCCCTGCATGCTGTGCTTCTTTATAAATATCAACCCATAATCCGCGATTTACTCTCGCTGTGCTGACCATGTCTTTATCCAGCCACTCATCCAGTATTAATGCAAAGTCTCTTACTTCCAGTTCTTTCAATGGGTGGTTTCCCAGACGGGAAACCAGGTATGCAGCCATTCGAGCTTTTTCTTTGTGAGTTGTAGCTGCAATATCTCCATTTTTCAGTCGCGTGTCCTGTATTTTCAGATATCGATCAACCCATGCCTTTAATCTGATACCCCGACGTTTTGTTGCTGACGGACTTTCATCAATTTTACGCATGAAATATTCAGCTTCTGCTGCAGCTATTCGCTGATTGGCTGTGGAAGCGATTTTTTCTGCCTTACCTTTGTCTGTTCCTAGTCCGTGAAATTTTCCAGTCACAGGATTTTTATACTGGTAGTAAACTCTGCCAGTTCTGCGATCAAACTTTTCGTAAAGACCGGCTACGTCAGTGCTGTTTTTTCGTGGCCTCGGTGACATGAGTTAAAATCTCCTTCAGTGCATCATCATCGCCAGTATGAATTTCCGGCGCAATTCCCGTTTCACCAGGCCCAACAAATACTGCTCGGCGATCTATCAGCCAACGCCCACGAATTTTTTGTGGTCTTGGAACGATGTATCCTAGTTTTCCGTATTTCACCAGGGTAGTGTTTGTTATTGGGAGACTGAACCGTTTTGGTTTCCACTCATCGAGCGTTATCAGGTATTGTTCGCTCATGGCTATCACTCCGGAACGCGCCAGTTGCAGAATACCAACGACAACTGGCGACGGTTGAACATTAAAAATCAGCCTGACTCGGGATCAGTTTTTGCCAGATAGCTGAAATGTATTTTGCCTGGTAACGAGCGTCATCAAGTGCATTATGGCGCTCACCTTCGAATGGAATAGCCGTTCTGGCATCGAAGTCCAGGGCTTTTCCTAATTCAACGATTGTGCGTACATCGCGATCGTTGCAGTAGCGCCACGGGCAGGGGATCCCCTGTCGTTCGTATGAGCGGCGTAAAATCACGTTGTCGAAGTTGTCTCCATTTCCCCAGACCTGAACAAAAAATTCACCGGAGTTTTCGTCGATAAATTCCCGCAATTGCAGTAGTGCATCATCTAACGGGATTTCATCGGTCATAATGGCAGACTGCGCTTCACGTGATTGCTTCAGCCACCATTTAATGACGTCACGATCAATGACTCCGCCAGCAGTATCCAGATCGATGGTCTTGCTAAATTCCGGTCCCATATCTCCGGTTTGTGGATCGAAAAATATTGCGCCTATTGAGATAATCGGGGCATCGGGATTTTTTCCCATGGTTTCAAGGTCGATCATCAGATGAATCCCCGCTCTGCTGGTGGATGTGAGATTATGATGACCGTTCGCCTTAATTAAGAGATCTGTCGCCTCGCCAGTTTCATTATCGCTGGCGTGGTCCTGAGCGCTGCCAGCATTCTCCTTGTGTGGATGTTCAGCGCCTTCCATTTCCTCCGAATCGTCTTCCTGAACTTCAACTTGGTTCTCGTCATCGAATGTTTCCTGGTATGTTGCGTCGCCCATCACCGCGCCACAATCAGGGCAGTTGCCGCCACCGCTCTGACCGCAGACGGTGCAGACTTTTTCCGGTTCCTGTTGCGCTACTGGTTCGGATTGTTTCGTTTTTGGCTCTTTTCGTTGCAC